TAGTTATTTGTGGTCCCCAAGTATCTGTTGCTATTTTTGTATCATTCCAAAAATCAGTCCACAATGTTGACATATTAGAAACAGAATTAGATACACTATCTTTAATGTTGTCCCACGTTGTGGAAACATTGTCAACAAAATTTTTGCCAAGAGTTTTCCCAAACTCCCAAATAAAATTCCCAGCTGATGTAACAGCACCAACAAAAGATTGCACTGGTGCACTACTCCACATTTCTTTTATTTTATTTTTAACATTTTCTATACACGATAACAATTTACTGTCATCCATAGTTGGGGTAATTGAGGAATTATCAATATTCATAGCACCATTTTCTGAAGCATCAGATGATGAGCCTGAACTAGAAGAAGGCTTTAAAACGTTAATTTCATCCAGACCAGAAAAAGCTTTACTAATCTTTTTAGCAGATGCTACTGCATCTTTCGCAGAGTCTTTTGATGATGTTCCAATCGTTGATATGCTATCGCTAGTTTTCTGTACAACATCAGGCATTTTTAAACCAAAAATCCCCATCACTATTTGTAATTTTTCAAATAGTTTAGTTATTGCATTAATAGCAGAATTTATGACCGGAATAAATAACTGTGCAATCGGTGTTACAACTTTACCAATGGCAACTGTCATTTGATTAAAATTGAATTTTAACTGTTGGATTTGACCAGAAAAAGTTTTAGTATATGCTGTTGCATCTCCTACTTGAAATCTAGTTTCATTCATTATTCCGTTATATTCTGCTTGAATTTTTTCTGCTTGAGTTAAATCGTTTGAACTCTTTCCTATACTCTTAGCATATTCTTCCCACATCTTTGCAACATTTTTTGTAACACCAGCATTATCTACTAGAATTGAGTTTTCATTTTTTAAACCTTCTGTTGCAGTAACTACAGCTTCCCCTAAATCATATGAAGCTTGTCTACCAAAGGCAGCACTATCTTTTAACCTAGATAGTACATCTTCTATTTGTGATGCATCATACCCTCTTGATAACAAATTTTTATATGCAGTAGCAGTTTCTTCTATTGAAACTAAGCCATCAGCAGTATATTTATTAATGAAATCTTGTGCTTGTGCAAAAGAATTTCCAGTTCCTCGAACTATACTATTTAAACCTGTAAAAGCACTCTGCACTTTACTTGCACTACTAATACAAGTTTTAGTAAAGTCTGCTATTTGTTTTACCGCAAATGCACCTGCAATAACTCCACCAATTTTTTTGAAAGCAGATGTGAAAGCATTTTCACTACTTTTAATTTTGTTATTAAGTTGTTTATCATAATTGCTATCATTAAGAGTTAAATCAACAGATACCGCTCCAACATTTGTTGCTTTTGCCACTTTTTCACCTCCTAATTAAACATTTTTGAAAATATTTTTGATATATCTTCTTTGTTTATTTCGATTTTTTTATTATTTTTATTTTTAAAATTAGCCCATTTTTCACGAATTTCTTTTTCGCTTTTACTCATTTCTTTTATTTTTTTATAATCTTTCTCTGACCTTATTTGAACAACATAACCTAAAGGTGTTTCTCCATTTAAACCACTTAAAAGTTGTCTAAATTCTTCACAAGGAATTGTTTCATATTCATAATAAAGCCTTATTCCGTATTGTTGAGCAAAACTAGATACAATCAAATCCCAGTCAAGTTCTAAATCGTAATAAGTTTCTGGGCTAATTAGTTTTTTCTTGCTTCATCTTGTAATTTTTTAGGGTCTTCTCCAATTATTGCTCCCATAATGCAATAAGATAAAAAGACTGTATTTTCAACAGGTAAATTCAATTCTAAAATTTCTTTAGTAGCTTCTTTGCCTAAAGCTAGTTCATATATTTTGCGTGTTTTTTCGTTATCATCTAAATTAATATCTTTTTGAACCTTTGTAATTTCATCATATGTTTTTTGTCTATTATCGACAGTATATAGCTTATCTGCTATTTTTAATTGTGGAAAGTTTTCTCCACTTAAAATTTCTTTAGTTATTCCTGTATCTATTATTCTCATATTATTTTTCCTTTCTTTTTTAGTTTTTAATAAATAAAAAAAGGGCAAAGAATGCTATCCTTTACCCTCTAACTTGCAGGTGTAAATGTTGGCTTTCCTTTACCAGTCAAATCACCACTTAACGGTGCTACATCAGTTGCACTACCCAAAATATCAGTTAATGCAGTAACTGCTGTAAATTCTAATTTTGAACCATCTGGAAATTCAATTTGCCAATCTGCTTCTGCATCTTTTCCAATTTTATATCTTAAACCTTCAAGATAGTCATTACCTGTATCACCTAAAGTTCTTTTTCCACTAAATGAGCCAGACAATGCTTTTCCTGTTAAAAATGCATTTTGCCATCCGCCATCATTGATTGAATACCAAGTTTCAGTATTATTTTCAATACTTAAACCTAATTCTTCTAAATCAGCAATTTCACTATAAACAGCTGTTTGTACTGAGGCAGCAGAAGTTTTAATTTTTACTTTACAATTGCTTACTGAATATTGTCCTACAGTTATTGTAGCCATACTTATCCCTTACCTTTCTTCATGAAAATTCAATTCAATAGAATATTCATAAACATTATTATCATCTGTACCTAAATTAATAGGTTCATTGTAAATCATTTCTACAAATATTCTTTTTGAATTAATAAAAAATGACCTTTCATTATAAAAGTCATATATTTTTTGTGCCATTATTTCGGCATCATTTTGATTTTTTGTATATCTTAATAAAATAGTTATAGGTTTTACGTTTGTTGATTTATTTTTTATACCACCAAAAACGCCAACATATTCTGAATTTCTTTTTGAGTTATAAAAGCAAATTGCCTTTTCTTTGTTATTATCAATTTTACCTATACTTATAGAATTATCCCACATGAAACTTTCTTTAAAATCATCTTTATATTCTTTTAAAGTCATTTTAGTTTTCCTTTCAAAATTTTAGTGAACATCTTTGTAGCCCACTTTTTCTTATTTCCACTAATATATGGAGAAAACCACAATCCACCTGCATTCTTGTTTTTATTTTTTTGAAAGTTGTATTCAGGATGAAAATATAATCTCCTAGCATAAGGACCATCAGACACAATTGTGATTTTCCCAGCTTTCTTTTTTGAATCATCGACAAATGTTTTTCTATCTTGTAATTCTCCAGTATCAAAAGGCATATTCTGGCTTTTTTGTAAATCACTTTTTAATGCATCTGCAGTTTCAACTAAAGCATCATTCATCAACTTTTTTACATATGCATTTCCTTTATGATTAATTTTCCCGATTACTTTGACTTTCATTTTATTTCAAACTCTGTGTGATGAATTGTTCCGTTAGGATTTCTAGGTCTATATCCGGCATATATCTCATAACTATTGCCATTTACAGTAATAACGCCATCACTAATCGTTTTAAGCAATGGCGCCACATCACCTTTAATAATAATTTTACCAAGCAATTCTACTTGTTTACCTTCAGCATCAATAATTCTTTTAGCTTTTTCACTGAATATACATTTACCGCTCGTTTTTAAACTTTCAAGAGGACTTCCTTCTTCTGAAATTCCTTCTTGATATAAAACAAGTGAATAGTCAGTTTTCAATAGCCAATCTGGAAAAGGCAATACACTAAATTTATTAGCCATTATCTTAATTTACCATCTAAACCAGTCTTATGAATGTAATCATAAGCTGTTTCAGACATATTTTCCTTTTGTGCTATTGTTTTATTGCTGTTAGAATTATCTTTACTCACAGATATATCTAACACACTATAAGAACTAATATCTCTATTATTTTCATTATTATAACCATTTTCAAAGATATATTCTGCTTGGTAGCAAATAGCTTCTTTTATTTTTTCTTTTTGAAATTCAGTCAGATTATCAAAACCTATTGCAACTATTCTATTAAATGTTATACTATCAATTTTTTCTTGTGCTAATTTCAAACATTTTTCAGTTTCATCATCTGGCAGTTTTACACCATTAAATTCATTTGAATAATATTTTTCACTAACATAAAGTGTCATTCAGACCACCTCCTATTGAAGTGGTTTCTTTTCCACTTCTTTGTTAACAACTTTTTTAGGAGAAGAAGATTTTACATCTTCTTTTATCTCCTCAAAATTGTTGTTTTTCTTTAACTTGTCAACATAGTAAATTAAATTTTCTTCAATTACATGTCCATTTTTCTTATTCTTGAACTTTGTCATCTTTATCATCCTTTTTAGGTTGATTTTTAGTTTCTTTCTTTTCATCCTTTTTAGGTTGATTTTTAATTATTAATCCTACTGTTCTCATTTATATTCCTCCTATTAAGCTGTTGGGGCTGCCTTATGGTGTAGATAAATACCAGCAACTTTGTTTTCGTAAACATCTGCTAAACCATATTTTCTATAACCAAATTTCCAGCCATCAGAAGTTTGATTTTGTTCTGGAGTGATAACTTTTGGAGCAATATGTTTATTATATTGTAATACAGCATCTTTATGAATAATCATGAAGTTGATATCCGCTCCATTAGTATCCCCACTTTCAGAACCTTTAGCATGTCTTTTATAACCGCCTTTTGTTTCGTTAGTTGATTTGCCATCTAGCATGTCAATAGCTGTATAAAATCTTGTTTGAGGAACTAATATAACTTGACTAAATCTAGCTAAAACTTCTTTAGATTTAGTTGTGTCTAGGTCATCAACTAAGCCCTTTAATGTTGGAGTAATAAATAAGTATCTATTTTCATAAGGTACTTCATCTTCATCCATTTTATTAGTTGCTGTTCTTAAAGCACTAATTACATCCGCACCAGTTGATAGAGTTGCTGGAGTTGCAACTTTTGAAATTCCACTTACACCTGCATATGTAGCAAATCTAAATGCATCTCCTTCTGGAGCAACTTTAGTTCTGATAAATTCACTTGCAAGTTTACCATAAGCAAGACCTGCTGTTTCTTCATCATCCATTGCATCAACAGTGAACATTCTACCACGTTCGTAGTTGAACTTAACTGTTTCGTTTGTCATAGTTACATCACCATTTGTGTAACCACTATTTCTATCATAATCCCCTAATGCATCCATATCAATTTTTGGAATTACAATTTCATTAGCATTTGCACCTGCTTGAGCTAGTGAACTATCACTGTCTAATACAGATGTAACTGCTGAATTTTTGTACACTTCATCTAGTAAAGGCACATATTTTTTAAATTTTGAAATATTGTTTGCCATTTTTCATCATCCTTTCTTTTTTAGGCAAAATAAAATGAGATTTATTTTAATCCCATTATTTTTCGCATATCCGCGAGTTCATCTTTTTGTTCTTCTTTTCCATCATCACCAATTTTAAAAGTCTTTTTATTATCATCAGACTTTGATACTAGTTCTGGGAAATCTTTAAGTAGGTCTTCAATTTCAGTGTTTAATTTGCTTTCATCTAAAGTCCCATTTTCATCAAGTATGTTTTTCTTATCAACTAGTCGAACTGCTCTAGTTATTTTTTCATCCTTGACATTTTTTCTAAGCAACGCATTTTCAATCTTGGCATTGATTACTTCTAATGTAGCTTTCTCAGCTTTTTTTAACGCTTCTTGAGTTTTTTCATCTACACTTTTAGATTTTTCTTCATCTTCTCTAGCTTTTGCTAGAATTGATTTAGCTTTTTCAACATCATCAATCCCTAAATCTTTAAGTTGCTTTGCTAAAGCTTTTTGTTCGTTCTTTAAACTGATATCATTTAGTTCTTTGTCAGTGTACTTTTTTTCTTCCACCTTTTTATCAGTTTCTTTCAATCCCTCATCTTTAGTATTTTTTGTAGTATCTTTTACTTCTTCTACATTTGAAGTTTGAACATTTTCTTGTTCCATAATTCTCTCCTTTTTCTATGGATAAGGTCATCCACACTCCGTTTATTAGATACGGTCAAACTATATTTTAGTGCATACAAAAAGCCAATATTTCTATTGGCTTAATATTTATGAGCACCACAGAATAGATATTCCAGCCATCGTACCCCTGAATAAATATCTACTCTATGCTACCTATAAAAGGTAACACTATTATTTTTTCTTATTTAAAATGTTTACTATCTCTCTATTTTCTAACCTTGTTTTTTCAAGTTCTGCTCTTATTGCAGACAGTACACACATAATAAAAAATAGAAAAGTAGCAATTATTATTAATATTGTTATCATTTTTTGTAATCCTTCCTCTTTTTTCTTGCTTTTTCTAACATAGCATTGAACCTTTTTTCTCTTTCTCTAAATTCTTCAGTTTCAACATTTTCTCGCATTTTTCTTAATTGGTCTCTTTCATCTTCTGTCATCTCTTCCTCTGGTATAACTATAGCACCAGCATTTTGACTTATTCTTGCTAAAAATTTATGATGGTCAGATAATTCTTCATATCTTTCACATTTTTCTTTTTCACTTAATTTTAAAAATTCTTTAAATGATAATTGGCTCATTTTTACACCTCTTCAAGATATATTTTAACATAATAATCATCTGATGTATCTATTTTTTCAACATAAAACTCAACATTTCTCTTAAATAATATTTCTTGTTCGTCTTTATTATATTTACGAAGGTCTTTTCCTGTTTTGCTCTTTATCTCCATTTGAACTCTAGCCTCTGGATTATAAGTTTCACCAGTTGTAGTACTTAAGAAAGACTTATGCCTCATCTTTTGCCCCACAGGATAATCTTTTAGGAAATACTCAATGTTATCACTATTAATCCATACACTCCTTGTAACTACCCCCTCATAGTTTGGCATTTTATCCAAAACAATATCTAAATTTTCAATAACTTTTGTTAATCTATTATTTAAAGTTAATTCATTTCTAAGCGCTTCATTTATTATATAAGAATCAGAGCCTATGTAAGTATTAATAGCATAAATTTCTTCATCTGTTGGAATATTTAACGATTCTCTTTTAGCAATCCATTCATTTTTTCTATTCGCAAACAATTGAATATTAATTGGCGATATAGAACCTTTTTCTAATCTGTTAAACCTTTTAATATTTCTATCAATACAATTTAATTCACCATTTGTTAGTTCATTTATTCTACTATTAATCCAGTTAACATCTTCTTCATACTCTTCATCAGTATAATCCTCAATTTTTTCTAGTTCTGGGTAATATGTTGTTAGACCATGACGACAATTCGGATGCAAAAATCCTTGTTTCATCGCATCGCTTAATAACATATAATTACCATCTTTTTTAGTACCACCAGAATAAACATCATCAATAAATATTTTATTCTCCCATTTTTGACATATAGGACAAGCTCCGCCATGAGATGTTGATTGAACTAATACTCTACCTATTGATTTTCTAAAATTTCCCTCACCCATCAATTGAGCTCTTAAACTAGCTGTTCTAACTGCCATCTGAGAATAACTAGCTATGTTGACTCTTCTGCCACCTTTATATTCTATACAATTAAACCCTCGACTTAAAAAATCTTTATTAGCTTCATCTATTGCTAACTCAGTCTTTTGCAATTCAGTTAATTTTTCAGTGGCCATTTTAGATGCTTGTTTTTCAGTAAATACTCCATTAGCAACATAAAAAGCACTTTTATGAATAACTTGTCTATATTGGTCATTTGCCATTCTTAACACTGCTGTATTAGCCGTTTTCAAGTCATTATTAACAACTTTTATTAAAACATTGACCTTTCTATCATTTGTTCTAAAAAAACTACGTTTCATAATCTTATTAGGCTTTAATGATTCTTTTGTAACTTTGTTATATTGTTTAATAGCATTGATTGAACCTTTTTTAAGTTCTTTTTGCAAATGTTTTGATACCGCATCTGATAAACCTTTAGTATAATCACCAACGATATTTTTATTTTCTCGTTGATATCTTTTTAATTCTTTTAATTTTTCAGCTTGCCATTGTGAGTATTCAAATCCAGTCTTTTTTTCTTCTTTAAGATGTCTTTTGTAATTTCTTTTCATCGAAGATATCAATTCCATTTCCATATCTTCGTATAATTGTTTAATATTATAATCGTTCATTAATTATCACTACTTTGAATAATTTTAATGTCAGAAAATTTACAATTTACTGTTGTTGATACTGTATTGTCCTTTCTTTCAGTAAAAGATACTCTCTCACTACCATCCCAGTTCGAAATGCTAAAATATGTGATATTTTCGTATGTTTTACCATCATATTTTATTTTTAAACCTTTTATTGGTTTTTCTTTATTACTCTCCATCATTTAAATCACCTGCCTTTAATATATTTTCGTTTTCTATCAAATCTAAATCTTCATTAATTGATGGCTCGGTCATATCAACTATGCCTTGTTCATTTTTAATTCTTTGAACTTCTTCCCTTTTCCATTTTTCATCTTTAGTGTCTCCATACAATTCTTCAACACTAGTTTCAATACTCATTATTCCATTTGTTTTAGCTTTTCCAACAGTTTCAATTTGAGCTTCAAATGATGGATTTGCGTAACCACCAAATGTTGCAATTCCTAAATTGTCTGAGATTTGTTTATCATTCATAGTATCATACACTTTGAAAGTTATATCTACCATATCGCTTATTATTTTTGTTAATGCTTCAACAATTTGATTTCTTTTATATAATGTAGTCTTTTCTTTTTCTCTTGTAGCCTCTGCATTATCAATTTTCTTGGTATCAATGCCTAAAGTACTTGGACTAATTAAACCTGTCAAACATTGGTCTAAAGCGGTAATATAGGTACTTAATAAAGCATCATGTTGTATTTGCCCTTGAGTAGTTTCAATTTTACTTTTAGCATCTTCATTAATACTTTCTTCTACTGAAATATAATCATTGTCAAAGTCACTGCCTCTAAGTAAAACTCCAGTTTCTGGGTCTCTAGGCAACAATGACTCTGGTATGTACGTTTTTATTTGACCTTTTCTAAGCGCAAGCATCCATTGTGACCAGACTTCATCAAAAGCATCAAAATTATCAAGTTTACCATCTAATAAAGATTTACCTCTTCCAACATATTTTTTAGACTTTTTCAACATAACTGGCAATGCCATCATAAAATTATTTGGGTTTTTTATAGTTTGATATTTTGATGCTAAATCAGGGAAATTCTTTATATCAAGTTCAGTCCCTTCTTTATTAACTAACTTATAAGTTATATCTTTTTTTGAATATCTTTCTAATAAAGTATACTTTTGCTTATTTATTATCTTTTTAGTTTTAAAAGTAATAGCAACTAATCTACCTCTTTCATATTCAAAATCTACTCTACTACCATCATAAAATTCAATTATAGGATATTCGCTTATATCTGTATCGATTGACCATTTAAATGCTCCATCTCCACATACTAGCGCTCCAACTACGGCATCTCTTAATAAAGCTTTTGGATTATTTTCTTCCGCTATTTTATCCCATTCTTCTTGTCTTTTTTCAACTTCTATTTTATTTAAGTCATCAGTCGAAATATCAGCTAAAGTGTCAATAATCATCGCTGGCAACCCCGTGTGAATTTTTCTTATATTCATTCCAATTGTTGGTTTACTACCCCAAAAGTGCTTATTTCCAAGTCTATCATCTAATTGTGCATATAACTCTTCTAATTCGTTTGCTTCTCCTCTATACCACATATTATTTATAAAAGATTGGCTTTCAAAATTATTTAATTGTTCTACATCAATTTGAATTGAACTTGGTGTTTTTATTTCTAACCAATTTCTAACCATATTTTTCATCCATCCCATCTTATCACTCCTCATCGGCATCTTTTATCATTTGTTTAATCATATCCCAATTACCAATTATTTTTTTAAATGGTAACCACGCATATTGACAACCTTGTATATGATGGTCATTGCCATCTTCTAATTGTCCATCTTCTGTGTAACTGTACACATTCGTTTCATTAACGTATTCTCTGCATGTTTCCACAATCAAAAAGTCCTCAGTGTATAACCAGGACTGTTGTAATTGAACTCTTGTTAAATTCTTTGTTTTTTTCCATGCGCCTTCAAAAATATATATGCAACCAGTTTTACGTTTATATTTTTTTGCTTCTGCTATTGTTCCAGCATCTGCGCTATCTATAAAAATGTATCTAGCAAATCCCCATTTGCTTTTACATTTTTCAGCAAATTCAATTAACTTAGGTATAACATCTGATGGAGCAAAAGGTATTTCTCTATCTTTATTGTTATATCCTTCTTCTTCTAACAAAATACATTTTCTATCTTCTGTTATACCAACAAATTCGAAGGTAAGTTTATCATGTGATTTTTTAGAATACGATGTATCACATCCTATTGCAAATCTAACAAACTTTCTTCTCTTTCTAGGGTTTGTCTCTTCCCAATCTTCAAACATTGCTTTTTTTTCACTTATAATGTGTTTTTCAGCTATTATATTAAATACAAGCCCTGTTGCTTTTCCTCTTAACCCTTGAATTTTATTTTTATACAACTTTGTCCCAACAGGAACAGACTCTATTATTTGTTTTTTCTTTTCTTCGCTAAGGCTTAAGTTATGATTAAATGTAAAGTACCACCAAGTCCAATCAGCTACTTGAGGTTCATTTAACATTTTCAACAATTCTATTGGCCCCTCATTTTTATATTTTTCTATTGGTCTAGACTTATTAACAAATTCAGTATAACATTCCTTGTTAGGGTCATCTGGGTTCATTGTACACAACCTGTAATCTGCTCTCATAAAAGCTTCCCTTACATAGTCCATATCTGCTATATTAAATTCATCTATAAATAAAGCATATACTTGACCGCCTAAAGCTTTTTTCCATCTTGCTTTATTATCATATCCTAAGACATAAATTATTTTATTTCCATTTTCAGTATGAAATACAATATGTGGCAAACTTATTTTGCCTTTTCCATTAGGATTATATTCAACACATCCACCTTCTTTATAATCACCAAATATTTCTATTAGACCTTTATCAGAATTTATTATATTTTTTTCAATTGTACCTAAATCTAATCCGGAAATTATACTCGGCTTTGTTCCTTTGTAGTTTGCTATTTTAAACATTAATTTAGGTATTCCTACAGTAGTTTTACCAGCAAATGTTGTTCCTTCTAAAAATTCTGTGCTACAATCGCATTTAAGAAAATCAATATATTTTTGACTTAAAGGAAATTCCTCATTCACTCTTACCACCTAATTGCTTAGATATCGAAGATAATATTTTTGTAGCCTCAGGATTTTCTATTTTAACCGTTTCAGTAAACATTCCTAAATACTTACCTAATAATTCAAGAGCTTTCATTTTATCATAGGTTTCTACAGCTAGTCCTGATTGAGTTTGTTTATATCCAGCTATTACTTTTTTTGTTTCATTATCTAAAGTGTCAGTATCAGAAAAATCAACAGCTTTATATACCAAAGTAGTTTTTTCAAGTTGTTTTTCTTTTGTCACCATTTTAGATATTTTAGTTCTATCAGTAAATGCTATAGCTGTCAGTTCTTTTACTATATCTTCTATACTTACTATAGCCTTTTCCTCTACCTTTGATTGTAGCTCTTCTATATATTCTTTTACCTTAACATTTCTTAGCAATCTGCTAGCATTCGCCATAGCAGTTTCTTCTTTCTTACATGTCTTATATACTTTCATGTAAGCCTGTGTGGCATTCATACCTAACTTAAGATATTCTTGACAAAATAATTTTTGTTGATTAGTTAACATTTTATCAACTCCACATCGTAATTCTTTTACATTCTCTTTTTATTTCTATAGGTCTGGCGTCTACTATTTTAATTTGATTATTGTTTTTATGAATTAGATTTTCATCATATGTCTTATCATAATATACCTTTTTAGAATTAAGAGATTTATAAGTATTGATTATTATCTCTGGGTCTTGTTGTCTTGGCATAGTCAACTCTAATCTTATCCCCATGTGTAAACTTTCACATTTATTAAATACTTCCATTAATTCATTTTTTGTCATTATCATTATCCTCCTTAAACTCAATACACTCCCAAATTTCTTCTTTATGTTCTGCTAATATAGAGATTATAATCGCTAATATAAACATAATTATAATTAATAAAATTGCTAATATAATTTTCATGTTCTTATGTTCCCATAATCAAAATAAATTTTCCATAAGCTTTAGCAATTTCATATTCTATTTTGCATCCTCTCGCTTTTTCCCAACCAGGAACAAAAACTACTACGTCCGCTTCAGCTAATTTTTCAATTGATTTTGCTAAATAATAAATAGGATTATCAAATTCAATATCAAATAGAGTATTTAATACTTCCCATTCTGGATTAATAACTTTAATTACTTCTTCTCTTACAGCTTTAATTTCTTCATCAGTTAAACCATTCATTGGTTGACTTATCATTACTTTCATATTACATCTTCCTTTCATTTATAAATACTTCACTAATGATAATGTAGTTGTTCTATTATAGCTAGCCTGATAGAATACAGTGCCGATTTGGCATACCTAGCTATCAACTTTTTTTATCACTAGTGAACTATCTATAAAAGATAGTCGCATATACCACATTAATAATTACGAAGTATATGAAATGATATGCTTTTCAATATCTAGAATTATTTATCACATATCAAGTGCTTTGTTAAGTGCTTTAAATATAATTAATCAACCACCTTATAGGTGACCACACTGTAAAGCCAGCATGAAGGGTTTTAACCTTACTCATAATATTTATAAGCACCATAGAATAGATATGCTTACTAGCACTAGGTTTCTCTTTCCCATCTTCCTTGAAAGAGTAATTATGGGTTATACATATCTACTCTATGCTACTCATAAAAAAGTAGCTAACTTGTGTTATAACTAGTGCTTTTTATAAGCACTATATCAAGTAAATATACACGGGTAGATGGATTACCACATTCCAAAGTCACCATCGTTAGCTTTTACCTTTTATAAGACATCAGGAATATTACTCATTGTATAGTCTTATATATTATATTTACTCAATATGCTACTTATAAAAATGGTAGGCGAAGTAGGACTTGAACCTACAATAAAGCTGTATAAGAACCCCGTGATAACCATTTCACCATTCGCCTAAATAGTTTAATTTAAATTTTATAATCTTCTGCAAATTTCACTTTTTTTATTTGGTTATTTTTAGATTTATCCAAACGAAAACTTATGGCATACTTATTAGAGACATCATCAAGAGAAATAAAACCAACATAATCGTTTTCTAAACAATATAACGCGAACCCATCTATTTTTTTGTCATAAAAACTTTTGTAATAACCTTTGGAGTTCATTCTGCTTTTTACTAATTCCCAAATCATTGCACCATTTTTGACTTTTTCTGTCGTCTTAGCTTGTAATTTTAATAATTGACTTTCGTTTACTACAATTAAATCTATATCAGAATTATCACCAACTTCAGTAAAAACTTCATATCCTAATTCGATAAATCTAGCTATTATTTTTATCAAACCCAAATTACCTTTCTCTTTAGATGTCATATTACCCTCCTATTCGCCTAAAAAAACGATTAGAAAATAATCTAATCGTGTGAGGTAATAAATGAAATATATAATTATTCCATTTTACATATTATACCACAACTAAATAGGACATTGTGGGACATAATAGGACATCTTATTGTTTTTTGTAGTTATTGTATATTCTCCTACAGTGTCTTGATGAATAATTAAACACTTTTGATATATCTTCCCACTTCCATTTTAATGTATCTCTGAAATAGACAATACAATATTCTACAGACTCTTTAGATATCATTTCTCGAATTTCTTCAATTGCAAGTTCTTTATAAAAGTTATACGACGCTAAGTCTGCATCAAATTTATTCTCTAATTCTTCTTTTTTTATTACTTTGTTTAGCATAATATCTCCTTTTCTACCCCCACCTACAACAATATCTTTCCATGTAATGGCCGTTATGCTAGCTGTTGACCTATGATATATGTCAGCAAGATTAATTAATCTTGCTTTTAAACTCTGCATCTCATCAAATATTTCTTTAATAGTTAGTTTCTTTTCTAGTATCATCTATTCCTCCTTTAACTTATTTAAATAATCTTGGTCTGTCATAATTATTTTTGCATTGACTTCTAGCAATACATGACTTTCTTCTGTTATTCCAAAAGTATTAGGTTTCCACATATATTGTTCTTCGAATATTTCCTCAATTTCTTCTTTGTTATCACCAATTTTAACAAATCTGCGAAAATCGCCTAGCCAATATTCTGCGATTAAATAAAATGGTTTATCACAATTGATTTGCATTTATACACTCCTCCGGCATTTCATAAACTATTTGAGCTGCCGTTCCTACATAGTTTTGTATTTCTGTTTCTATTTCATTTAATACTTCTAATGCTCTATCATAACTACAATATTCTCCTAAATTTAAATCTTTAACACCAGTTACAATATAATAGTATCCATTATATTCAGCAATTTTTACATTGTTTACCTTTATTAATTCAGTTTCATCTTGGTTTCTAATCCATAATTCCATTTTTATTCACCTACCTCATATTCCCTATTTTTAAATTGTTCGCGCGTAACTACCGTTTTAATATTTTCTTCATATATTCTTATACCCTCTCCATTTGCGTAAGAATTATCTAGTTTTATATATTTACTTTCTCCACTTAAGTAAACTTCTATAACTAAATGTTTGTTTACATAGTCTCCTACCTCAATTAAATCAATGATATTGAAGCTTGCTATTACATTTCCTGTCGAAGAAAATCCAATTTCATTTTTATAACTTATTTTTACATTATTATTACTTTGAAAATTTACTATTCTTCCTATTCCTAATTTACGATTTGTTTTGTTATAACAAAACATTCCAACTTCTAATTTCATTTTTTACCTCCAACATTCTCGTATAATCTGTTTTATATTTTCATCAACATTTTTATAAATTTTTTCAAGTATATCCCTTTCTTGTGTATATATTTTTTTATTTTTAACATCATTTAAGGCTTCAATATAACCTTTTAAACGATAAATTTCATTGTTCCTTTTAACATCGTTCATAGTAGTTATATAATTAAAATCATTAAGTTTTTTTAATCGTTCTTTTTTTCTATGAATAATACTATATATATCTTCCATTATTTATCATCTCCTATTATTTTTTTTGATAATTGTACATAAGCACTATATAAATCAAAATATCTATATACTATTTCTTCTTTTTCCATACTTAATAGTGCTTTATATCTATTTCTTTCCCCTGTACAAAATGTAACGATTTGCCCAGTAAGTAAATGATATTTATTTTCATAATCAAGTAATTTCTTATATCTTTTATTTGATAGTATTTTCATTTGATACTCCTATTGCTTTATCATTTTTATCATAAATTAATTTACCAAAGTTCTCAAATAACCATTTTGCACCTGCATTATCATTGTAAAATAAACTCCGCATGCTTCTTGGTAACTTTCTTTCATTATTAAATTCTCTATTTCTATATACTTCTTCTGGGGTTTTATCACACTTGAATACTCGACAAATATCTGGTCTTACTTCATAGATTTTGCATTTTTTGTTTGCATTATCTCTAAATGGACAAGTATTATCATAAGCTACTAAAATATTTCTGAGTGTAGCTTCAATTTTATTTTGTTTAATATATTTGGCTATTCTTTTTATTTCTTTTCTGGATAGATGCAAAATATCTCCACAGCACTCTCCACATCCAGAACATTTTCCATTGCAAGTATAATTTGTAGTTTTCACGCTTTTATTAATATCAGTCATTTTGTCACCTTTTCTTCCAACTCAGACAAATTTATCATTTTTTGTCTGAGTTATTTCTTTATATCTTCGTAAAACAAATTCAATGTAATGTGCAATATCACGTGCATAGTAACGTGCATGAAGAAGTTCGCCTTCCAAAAATTTTATAAATTCTTTTTGTTGAGATAGACATTCATCTAACTCTCTTTCACTACCATCTCTTTCAGATGTTCTATTATGTAAATCACATCTTACAAGTTCTAGTTCTTCTTCTTTATCTTCAAGTTGTTTCTTTAATTTTCTATGTTCTTGTAAAAATTCAATTATATCCAATAAATCGATTCTATTTAAATTTGCTAGAGTTTTTCTATTTTCAAATGCTAATTCTTCTAATTTCATTTTTATTCACCTATCTTTCTCCCACAAAACGGACAATAATTTATTTCAACATACCTAGCTCCGTAAATATTATCAAGCATTAGCCCAGCCTTTTTATCATTTTGTCCTTTAAGAATAAATAATTCTAAATAGTCAATTATATCTGAATTTTTACTTACAGAATATCCATGTGTTTCTTCTAATTCATGAGTCCTTATAGAATATCCAAAGATTGCACCAGGATACTCAGAACTATTTCTACAATATTCACAATCTTTTTTCATCTTAAATCTCAACTTTCTCTACTAAATCATTTAATTTAAAATAAAATTCTAATTTTTGTTTTAATTCATCTTCGTTTAATTTTTTGTTCGATTGGGCATGAAATAACATTTGATTATCTTTGCATATCATCACATGATTATTACTTGCCTGTGATATTTCATAGCCTTTATAGTTAATCTTTAACATTACTATCACTTCCTTCTAGTTCTTGCATTTTATCTAATAAATCTGTTCCATATAATTCATTATCAGTTGAAATTATCTCTTTAGCATATTCTTTTAACTTATTCCAATTATCTACTTGTTTTTCATATTTAAAAGCCCATTGTAAATCACAATCCAATTTTTCTTTTAGTTGTTCATTTTCTTGTTGTAGTTCTTCATTTTTTTCTTTTTCAAGTTCTAAAATTAAGTCTAAATCTTCTTGACTATATATTAATACTTTACTCATTCTGACACCTCTATCTAATACCATAAGTATAATTTGGTTTAACCATTGCAACCATTTGTTCTTTTAAAACTTTATTCTCTAATTCCAACTTATCAATAACTTCTTTTTGATTTTTACATTGTTGTTCTAAATTTTCAATATATTTTGTTGATAAATAATTTCTTTGACAAACTAATTGATATTCTTCATCTGCATTTACTCTATCAGTCTTAAATCTATTATTTATTCTTTCTATTCGTTTATAATATTCTTCTTTATCCATATTCTTATTTCTCCTCTTTAAAAATTTCTTTAATCGGTACAACCTTTCCATCATAAACATATTTGTATTCTTTTACTTGTTTTATTGTTCCATCTTCTAACTCACACACAGGACTGCCTTGCCCACCTCTTTTATATTCTTCAAATTTATATGAACATTCTTTAGCAATGCCTTTATTATTATCTAAATCAATATATTCATAATGATATTGTGTCTGTGGGAAGCAACTTATTATTAGCCCTAAAATTATTAAACATATAAATGCTAAGAACATTAAACCTAGCCATTTTAACATAGTTATATACCATTTTTCTTCATAATAATTAAACATAATTATTTCTCCTTTTTTTATCAGGGACTAGTCTCTAGGCAAAATTTGAAAGGAGTTATGAGAGATGTTTGTTTGCCTAGAAATCAGCCCATGATTTCTTTTATTCTGTCTTTCATTTGAATAAATCTCCTTGAGAATTATTTTTGTTATACAATTGCTGTTCCAGCTCTCTAATTCTCTTGTCTTTTAAAGCATTTGTTTTACGATAATTTTTTTCTCTTTCTTGAAGCATTATAACTACTTTGTCATACTCTGTTTTCCAATAGTTGCCCCTTTCAACTTGTTTAGGATAATCCGCTATTTTTTCAGCATTTTCAATTGACATTATTTCTGCTTGCATTTCTTACACTCCTTTTCATCTTCCCTCATCATTCTTTCAAATTCTAAATCATCTAGTGTCGCGATTCCCGCATCTTTACATTCTCTTTCAAGACCTTTTATCAATTGCCAGAACTCTTTTGAATTAAGTTCGTGGGTTCTTTTATAAAAGTAATAACAATCGCAGGTATCAGTTGACTTATACCATTTTGCATATGGATAAAAATTCTGCATATCAGTCCCTTTTGGAACCATTGCTCCAGCTATATTTCCATTCGCATCAGTTGCAATAGTTCCATAGGAAAGATTGATATTTATTTTCATTTCATCATCAGATATAGCATATCCTATACCCCGATTATATTTTGCTAGTTCATTTACTAACTTATGAAAGTATTTATTTGCTTGTGTTCCTCTTAAAGGTTTGTACTCTTTCAGTTCATATTCTTTATCTTGGTCTAAAGTAAATAGTAACGTAGATAGCTCTCTAGGTTTTCCTTTTATAATCATAAGTTTCATTTAAAATGGCAAATCATCCGCACTAATAGTAACTTCATTAGCAAAATCTGAATAAGGGTCTGAAACTGTAACTGGTTGAGAAACTGGAGTATTTTGTACTTGGGCTTGTTCATTTTTATTTTGAGCACCACCCACAAATTCAAAGTTTTCTATAACTACATCAGTTGTATATCTCTTAGTACCATCTTGTGCATCATAACTACTATTTTTTATTCTTCCTTGAGCTACTATCATTGCACCTTTTTTGCAATACCGATTTATTGTTTCTGCAGTTTTACCAAATGCAACGCAATTAATAAATTCTGTTTCTCTTTCTCCATTTTTGTTTACAAAGCTACTTTGACAAGCTAGTGAAAATCTTGAAAACTCTGTTTGATTTGACATCATTCTTTGTTCTGGTTCTCTTGTAAATCTTCCGCTTAATATTACTTTATTCATTTTCTAATTCCTCCATTTTCATTAATTCATAATCTCTATCTTCATCATAGAAATCTTCATCATAATTATTTTCTTCTTTTTCTTCAGGTGGGTCTGGATATAGACCACCGTAATATTCGCTAGTATCCATCAATATTTACTCTCCCACTTTTCACAAAATAATTCATATAAATCATTTGTTTTTAACCAATTCATGAAATTATCTATTTCTTTATATAAATCTGTTTTCATATCTTCTCTTAAATAAATTTCATGATATAAGTTAATATCTTCTAATGTCTTACCATTTTTATAATTATTTGAAATCAAATATTCAAATTTGTTAGCCTCAGGACATAGTTCAAAATACATTAAGTGTTGATATGAGTCATAGAAACTACCAACTTCATAACTTCCTTTATATTTGTAGTCAAATATAGTCCCCGCTTTAAGACAATCTAATATACCATACAGAACATAATTTCCACTTTTAGTTGCAATATTTTTTGATAATTTAACTTGGTAACATCCATTTTTTGTTGGCTCATAATTTGCCATCATAAATTGTTCAAATTCAAATCCAGTTCTAATTGCATCTGTTTCTTCAAATGGTTCTTTAGAGAGAACTTTTTTAAAGTCCTCTAAATTACCATATTCGTTTTCTAAACTTATTGCATACTTCCAACTATTCAATAGGCTTGCTGTTATCAGATATTTCTTTTGGTTCATTTTCTACCTCTTTTTTAACATATTTTCTTTTATCAAAATCCCATGCCATTCCTAAACTTTCGATTTTCTTTTTAAACATAAATCTTAATTCTTTTTCACTAGTTAAAACATGTTTAGCTGTTTTTAATATTTCCATTACACTATCAATGTTTTCTTCAGTCATATTTTCTATACTATTTCCAACTTCACTCATAACTTTTTCATAATTCTTTTTTTGTTCTTCAAAATATGTAGCTTCTTCTCTAATACTTTGGTTTACTTTTTCAAACAATTTAGTTAAGAAATCATTAGGAATATTAGGATTGTCTAAATCAGGTAAATCAATAACACCTTTTACTCCATGTGTTCCTTTAGCATAATATCTTTCGCAATTATCAAATCCAATAGTTCTTTTGCCATTGTACATTTCCATGAAACCACCTAAATCCATAGGTTGCCATACATTGTCTTTGGTGCTACCTTCAACTAAAATTCTTAATTTAGTAGCTTCACCATCTTTATCTTCCTTAGCATGGAATAAAACGACAACATTTTTGTTTAGATTATAATACGCATAGTCCATTAATCTTTGGAACTCTTTGCCTACTGCACCATACCCTTTAATCGATAAAGTTGTTCCATCTTTTTGCCCATTTTTGCTATCTTGTTTGATAACATATGGTTTCATTAAATCAAGTAATTTTCCTCCAGTATCGAACACAAGTGTTTCATAAGAGCTTAAATCACTTTTTAAGTCTTGCAATAATTCTTCATAGGTAATTGGTTGAGTAAAGTCTTTTCTATTTTTCGCTTGTACTCGGTCAATTCCTCTATCTACATCGATTAATAATGGTTTTGGTGCAGATAATCCTAGTGTAGTCTTTCCTATTCCAGGAAATCCTGCTATAATCATTCTTATTTTTTTTGTAGTTTGTACTACTTCATCTGGTCTTTTTATCATTTTTAATTCTCCTTCACTTTCTTTATTATTTTGCTAGTTTTAGTACCACTTTTTATTCCAATTTTTTGAGTTGTAGCTTTTGTAGCTCTTATTCTTGTAGGGACTTGTTTCTTTAATTCTTCAATTTTCTCTTTAAGCTTGTCCTTATCTTTTTCAGAAATACTTACTAGCTTATCAACTACCTCAAATAGTTTTTCTATAAACTCGTTTTTACTAACTAGTTCTGTTTCTAAAATTGATATTCTTTTACCAAGAGTCTCAATTTTCTTATCAGCTGTTTCCGATTTTTCAAGATGTTTATACTTAAAATTTAATCTTGTGTTTATGTTTTTTTCTGTTTCAAGCATATAATTTATTGCATTTTCTTTTACTTCAAGTATTGATTTTTTCATTTCAACCATTAAAGCTTGCATACTTTTTTCTTTGTTTTTTTTAAATATCTTCATTTTGAAAGTCCTTTCCTCTTGCAATATAAGACAACTTTTCAACAACTATTTCTAATTTTTCATTTCTAAGTTTTGATAGTCTTCCTTTTACAGCTATAACATCATTTTCTTTGCAATAGTCAAGTACGCCTTGTTTCATAGACCCAAATATTTTTATTGGTATAAAATCTGTCTCGTATTCTCCATTCTTATTTCGATAATTTCTTTCGACTTTTATGGTAAACTCTACACTGTTTTCTTTTTCGTTTATTATTGGAGATTTTTCAATTCTTCCCACAATCATTAAATTATTCATATTTTATTTTCCTTTCTTCTTTTAAAAACCGCTACCTTAACCCCACTATATTGGCAAGTTTTTTTACCACAAGTTTCCACTCTGCCATCGTATAACATTTCCGTAAGTCTAGGACTTGCAAAATTTCTTTCACTTGTAGGTATCCATCCTCGTTTACACATCTCAACAGCTATTTCTTTAGCTGTAAGACTGCCTTTCTCTTCTAAAATTTCAAGTATTTGTGAATATCTCTTTTTTTTATCAACCTTTTCATTAGATTCTCCCCTGGTCTCAAATGTAGTAACTACTCCAGCCCTTTGAGGCTCATAATCATTTGCCATCATTTTGGATACCACTTTTAACTATTTTTTTAGCTAAATTATCATGCAGAGTTATAACTTTTTCGTTTTTTTCTAGGCTTACATTTACTAAAGTAATTATTCTTTCAAGTTCCCTAGCATCAGCTTTACTTAAAGTGTATAAATAATCTCTTAAAGTTTCCATAATATTGCTTATTTCATAATTAGTGTAGTTTATATTTTCTATTTCTCTTGTTATCATAAATCCTCCCATATATTTTTTCCAAAGTTATCAAGCATTTTTTGCATAACATCTTCAATTATTAATAATTCTTTTTGATAATAATCAACATCTTGATTATTTTTTAAACCTCTATCTATTTCTCTTTTATGAGTTAGTTTTAATTCTAATAATGATGTTAGAATAACTTGTACTTCTTTTTGATTAAATTCAATTGTTTTCATATAAATTTATCTTCTCCTTAAAAATTTGTTTAGTTTTGTCATACTCAAATGGTATTTTTCCTAATCTTCCATCACGATTTTTTACTATTTCTAAAACCATATCCTCAGTAAATTTTGATAACGCACCGCTTTGTGTCTTATTGCGATAAAGTAATATTACCTTACTTGAACTGTTTTCAAGTTCCCCACTATCTTTAAGCATTGATAGACTTAATTCTTCTGAATTATAACTTGCTCTATTCAATTGACACGCTGCGATTATTGTACAGTCATAATCTAAGCAAAATTGTCTTAACGACTTTGCTACATCTGTTGTTTGTTCGTACAATGTTTTTTTACCAAAGCTTTTAATAAGTCCAATGTGGTCTAAAAATATTATTGTGTGTTTTTTGTCATCTTTGTGTTTTCCTAAAACTCCCTTAATTTCGTGTAAGTAACTTGCCTTGTGTTCAACTATATTTTTTTTACTGACTATTTCTTTGATACTTTTTTGAATTATATTTTTTTGATTTTCTGACTTCGGACTGTCAATATCATAAACTGGAATACCTGAACTAATAGCTATCATTCTCTTGTAAATAGTACTTTTACTCATTTCCATATTGAAGTAGATACATTGATATCTGTCCATTAATTGATTCATAAGATTTAATAATAAACCACTTTTACCAACTCCGGTACTTGCTCCAATAATTAAGAAATCTCCTTGAACTAACTTTAAAGTTTCATTTAACTTTGGATAATTATCAAGTTCAATACCAATATTTTTTGAATTAATGTTTTCAACTAGTTCTTGTTCATCAAGTACTGTTGTTTCATCTTTAATAACAACTTCGTTTACTTTTTCCATATACTCAAGATATTTGTTACAATCTATTTCTCCGTTGTTTAATTTTGTTGATAAGTTTTTGATAACTTTCTTCTTATAATTTTCTAGTATAAGTTTTTGCATAGTCATGAATTGTTGTCTGATATCTGAAATTGGCACATTTTCATCGCTTATTGCCTGAAATGCTATATCTAATAGTTTTTCATGTCCACTGCATATTGTTACAATATCTACTGACTTATATTTGTTCATTGCCTCAATGGCTAGAGCTAATATTTCAGAATGATATTTATTTTCAAGAAACTTTGGTTTTATTTGTAATAAATCAAATCCTATCTTAGGTTGAAGAATAAGAATTGATAAAAAAGTTTTTTCTATTATGTCTTGGTTCTTTGCTATATCCATTCTTTACTTTCCTCATTTACATAATTTTTACTTTTATTCTTAAATCTTTTTTCACTTTCTTTTGCTTCTTCTACAGTTTTAATATTTTCAGTTTTATATCTTCTAAGAATTGAATCAATATATTTAAGACTATATGCCCCACTAAGCACTGCTGACTTAATAGCATACCTTGTTAGTTCATTATCTTCCCAAGAATTAATATGTTCCGCTTCTATTGTATTAAAAGTTCTTCCAAAACTTTCTGTGAGCAAATCGTAAATCGTATTCTGAGTATTATTAGCTGCTGCTGCTTTTTCTTTTTCTTTATTTATTTCTTTTTCTTTTATATCTATACTCTTATATTCTATACTCTTATCTCTAATCTCTTGTCGGACAATGTCCTCTTTGTTGTCTAGGACAATGTCCCTTTGAATGTCCCCTTTATTGTCCACTAAATTGTCCTTTACGTTGTCCTTTTTTTTACTTTTTTGTCTATATTTTCTCTTTTTTTCAGCCCATTTTGTTTCAAACCCTACTATTTCTTCAAAATTAACTATTCTCAAAATACCATTTTCTTCACAAATAAGACCTAATTGTTGAAATAATTTTAGAGCTTTATCTATAATATCTTCATTAAAATATTTTAAATCTAGGGCTATTTTTTTTGTAGTATATGGAATAGTAATTTCACCTATTCTTTCTTCTAATCTACCACCATTATTTGCTGTTGAGAAACACAATTGAATATATATTACAACATAACATGCTCCATAATCTTGACTTAACAAATAATCAATTTCTTTTTTTCTATAAAAGTTAGTGCGAAGTTTTATCCAATAAAATTTATCCTCTGTCATATTATTCATTTTCTTCAAGCTCATAAATATAAGCAAGAACACCAGTTGAATTTAATAATGCTTTTTCAATAAAATCTAAAGCTTCTTTAAGAGTATCAAATGTAAAAATAGGCCCCCACTTATACGATTCAAAATCATCATTTTTTTGCATTAGTTCAACACAATATTTCATATATTCTTTTTTTTCTTTCATAATGTTTTACCTTCCTTTTTAATTATTTTTTAACCCCCATTTGATTTTTTAGTATTTTTTTGCTATAATTAAAGTATAAATAATTTTGGTTAATTATTTATTAACACTGGCTTGAATTGGTGGTTCTGCAGTGTTTTTTTCTTGGCCTTCAAAACGATAATTTGCAAGAACTATCATTCCAACAATAGCTGTGTAGAAAAATATTAATCCAAAATACTTTGATATCATTTTTTTTAACTTTCTCATACTATCTCTCCTTTCATTTTTTCGTATTCTATTATTTTTTGCTCTCCAACATAGTTTTTTAATAATTCGTAAGATACATGATATGTCCATGTACTAGACATCTTAACAGCAGTTCCGATTGGTAGTCGTTGTTGCTGTAATCCTATTCTTACGAATTGTGGAGAACAATTTAATAGTTCTGCTACATTTTGAATAGGTATTCTATTCATTTCTTTTAATTTCATAAGTCTTTTTCTCCTTTGTTTGTGGTTAAAAAAAGTTTAGTTTTGCTCAACTTTTTCTGTAAAAAAATAATCAAAAATTTCTTGGGCAGTTGAATTTAAAAACAATGCGGTTTTTGATATTTGAGCCTGATTGAAATAAGAATTTCCATTAAAAATTTTATATAATTGTCCTTCAGAAATTCCAAGAAAGTCCGCGTATTTTTCTTGTGTTTTAAATACTTCACGTATCATACCACGCAACTTATTATAATTATATTCAATTTTTTCCATAATTGTCTCCTTTCCGTTGAGTTTATCTCAACTTACCTTCATAATATCACTTGTATTAACCTTTGTCAACTATTTTTTTAGAAAAACTCAATTATAGTTGATTTTTTCTCCATTATAGTGTAAAATTTATTTAGGAGGCGAAAAGAAATGTTTTCTGATACATTTGCGAACAGATTAAAAAAAGCTTTAAATATGAGGAAGATGAAACCCGCGGAATTGGCTGAAAAAGCTAGGATTGACAAGTCGCTTATATCAAATTATCTATCTGGCAACTATAAAGCAAAACAAGATAAATTAACAACAATAGCAAAAGTTCTTGATGTTAACCCCGTTTGGTTAATGGGGTATGATGAAGATGCAGAAAGCACACCAATAAAACTAAGCACTAATGACTATATAACTCTTCCATTTGATTTTTACCCATACAAAGAAAAAGACAAAGTAAGAATCATCGATTTAATTTATTTAATATTTAGTTATAATCATTATATAGAAAATATGCAAGAAATAATTACCGAAGACGATTTTCAGGAATTAAAAGATACATTCACTTCATTCAATAAAGAATTAAATGAAAAAGCATACAAGCAAAAGGAAAATTGTAAATTCCTTTATACCGAATGTGGAGGTAATATTGATTTAGTTGAAGAATATAACATGTTAAATGAAAAAAAATATCAGTTAGAAAAAATGCTTAATGATTCTTCTCTTAATGATGATATTAAAAAAAGTTTAGAAAAGTTATTTAAAGAAACAAATAATGACTTAACAAAAGTTAAATCAAAATTACATTTTAAATGTCGGGAAATTACATTAGAATTAGAACCTAACTATGAGTATTTTGAAGAATTAAGAGAGGAGGAATAGCATGCAAAATGAAATATCAGATAATAAAGATTTAGTTCTATTTGAAAATAGAAAAATTAGAAGGCAAGAATACAACGGAGAATGGTATTATTCTATCGTTGATATAATTGAAATACTAAGTCAAAGTAGTAGACCTAGAAAATATTGGGATGATTTAAAGAAAAAATTAGAAAATGAAGAAAATTTTGAAGTGTCCGAAAAAATCGGACGTTTGAAAATGGTTGCAAAAGATGGCAAAAACAGATTAACAGATTGTGCTGATAGAGAAACTATCTTTAGAATTATTCAGTCAATACCTAGTCCAAATGCAGAACCATTTAAACTTTGGTTTGCAAGATTAGCCGAAGAAAGAATACAGGAAACCATTAACCCAGAACTTGCAATTGAAAGAGCTAGACAGACCTATCTAAAAAAAGGATACACAGACGAATGGATAAGTGCAAGAATAAAAGGTATTCCAATTAGAAATTCTTTAACTGAAGAATGGGATAAAAGAGGAATTACAGACAAACGCGATTACGCTATCTTAACGGATGAAATTAGTAAAGGCACTTTTGGAATTACAACAAAAAAACATAAAGCCATTAAAAATTTAAGCAAAAATCAAGTGTTACGTGATAATATGTCGCCACTTGAATTAGCACTTACTACGCTTGCAGAAGTTACAACAACAGAACTACATAGAACAAATGACTCTCAAGGAATGGCAGAATTAAAAATTGACGCACAAGATGGTGGAGAAGTAGCTGCAATAACTAGAAGAAACATAGAAAAAAGAATAGGTAAAAAAATAGTTACATCTGAAAACGCACTTAATTTTAAAAATACTAAATCTATAGAACAAAAATAAATAAAAAAAAGACTCCGCGCTACCAACACGAAGTCAACACATAAAGTGTACATAAAATTGAAATCTATTTAACCACAAACAAATTCTTTTTTATGTACTCTAATTATAGCAAAAATTACTAAATTAAGCAATAAGGAGAGTGAAAAAATGAACAAAAAAAATAACAAATTAAAGGTGGGTAATTTATCATGAAATTGCCTAATGGTTATGGAAGTATCTGTAAAGTAAAAGGAAACAGAAGAAACGGATTTATAGTTAGAGTAACAACTGGATGGGATATGGATGGAAAACAAATTAGAAAAGTGCTAGGCTTTGTATCTAGTCAAAAAGAAGGACTTAAACTATTAGCTGATTTTCATTCTAGCCCATACGATTTAGATTATAAAGATGTTACTTTTTCTCAAGTTTGGATAAAAGTTGAAAAAATACTTGAAGAATTGGTTGATAAAGACAAAATGTCGTACAGTAATTTAAAAGGTTTAAGGAGTGCATATGAGAATCATTGCAAAACACTATATAATTGCCGTGTTTTAGATATTAAATATAAACAGTTGCAAGATATAATAAACAATGCTAAAAACAAGCATAATAATGAAGAATTAGGATATTCCGGTAAGGGATATATAAAAACTGTCTTTACTAAGGTGTTTGAATATTCTATTAATGAATATGAACTTCCTATAGTAAAAAATCCAACTGAAAGATTATATATTGGGGAAAAGCCTAAATCTGATAAACATATACCATTTACAGAAGAAGAAATATCAATATTATGGGGATTGCAGCATATTGATTTTGCAAAAACAATATTAATAATGTGTTACACTGGTTTAAGACCGAATGAATTATTTATAACTAAAAGAGATAATATACACTTTGAAGAAGAATATTTTATTACAGGTTCAAAAACTGAGGCTGGTAAGAATCGTATAATACCTATACATAACAAAATTAAACATCTAATAAAATATTTTCTGAATAATACCGAAGATGCAGAATATCCATTCGCTTGTATTATAGATAAATTTAATTATGGTAAATTTTCTATAGCTAGCAATAAATTTATGAATGAATACAACTTTGATCACACTCCATATGATTGTAGGCATACATTCTCAACAAGAATGAAACAAGCTGGAGCAAATGAATATATCCAAAAAAGAATTATGGGTCATGTAATAAGTGATTTAACTGAAAGTGTATATACTCATAGAAATATAAAAGAACTAGTGCAAGAAGTTAATAAAATGACATAAAAAAAATGGTGGCTACGACCACTAAAATTAATAAAAATATTTGGTGGCTACGTGGTGGCTACCGATAAGAATTTAAGCGTATTTAAAGGTATATAAAATATATAAAAAGCCCGTAAAACCAGTGTTTACGGGACTTTGAAAACATAAAAA